GGGATCTAGTGACTCACTTGCTTTCAAGATGTCGTCTGCATGATCTTCAATTGACCGCTCGTATGCCAACTCTGCTTTGATCTGTTGAATGGCTTGTTGGTTCCCGCGTTGGACACGTTCATCAACAAACTTGACAGCGGTCGGATCAATCTCGTTTTCATCCACAGTTTGCTGTGGTGATAGATCTTGAGCCTTAGGCTTATCTTTCAGCTTATCAAGCAGTTGTTGTACCCTGCGTTCAGCTCTGGTTGGTTTTTGAGATTCCCCTTGTTCCTCACTACTGTCGGAGGAGGCTTCCGTTTGACTCTCTGCGGTCTCAACTGCTTCTACCTCTGGCGAAGAGGTCTCGGTGGGAGTCTCCACCGCTTCTGTTTCTGCCTCGCTTACGGTTGTTACCTCAGCGTTTAGCTCATCAGACATGATGTGTCCTTTTTGCTACCTACTACAGACCAGTTAAGGATTGGTCGACCTCTCCCCTGATTAACAGGAGTCAAGGGCAGTGAAAGCGTGCTTAATTGATGTTGATCTTTCACGTTTACCCCTGGCTTCCATCAACCAGTATTGGTTCTCCGTTCTCTTTCTCACCCACCATCTGCTTATTTCCTATCCAAACTGCATGATGGTTCTCACAAGTTTTACAGACTAACCAGAATCCCTTTTTACGCCAAGTATGTCTGGTTGCTTTAAACTTCTCTACCGCTCTATTTCTAATCTCATCAACTTCAGCCTGAGACATCCCCCAGACTTTTTCAGGCTCAAACTCTTGTGTCTCATTTGATTCCATGCTTTTCGGCTTCTATAAGAGACTGGGGTAGATCACGAATGATCCTTAATCTCTCAACTGCTACCTGACAGGCTAGGTATTTGAATCCGATTGACTCAACTGAATCACCCTTGTCAACCATGCCTTGTAAGCCTTCCAGTGCCTTGATATGGGCATCAATCACAGTTTGCAGTGTCTTGAATCCTTGATCTCCCGCCAGTCGTTTCAAGTCCTCATTAATCTCATTTGACTGACCAACTTTGGCGGATTTAATCCGTTCAAAAGCCTTAAAGACTGATGAGTCAGCGTGTATGGCGGTTTCCATATTTATCCTTGAGCCATGGATTGCAGTTCAGCCATGACTTGTGCTATTTGTGGATCTTGAAATTGTTGGGGTTGTTGGGGCATGGGTGGCATACCTTGAGGAGGCTGTCCAGGATTCATACCTTGGAAGGCTTGCTGTAATGCAGGGTCTTCAAAGTTAGCCATGTCTGGCTCTTGTGCCTCTGTCACAATCTTGTCCCAATCAGTAATACCTGAGGATATAATCCAGCGTTTAATCATCTCCCCAAACTCAATTTGGTAGTTGCCAACTCTAAACGTGCCACCATGAGCAATCTGTTCCATTGCACCTGGGATCTTAGTCACCAAGCCAATTAGTTCAGTGATAGTGGCATTCTCCATCATCTCGTCTTTCTTAACTGTTGAGCCACCATCTATCTCATATCTGTACTCACAGTTAGCCACATCTTTGGGTTTAATAACTACCTGACCCATGTCGCCCTCCTCAAACATTTCCACGACATCAGGGGCTACCTCAGATACTCGCTTCAAATCTTCACCCTCCAAATACAACTTCATAGGTTGCTCTTGACGCTTGGCAATTAAATCAACCATCTTGTCGAATGTCTGCTCTGTGGCTACCTCCAGCATTTTTCTGTCAAATCCTGTCTTTGCCCCTTCCATCGCCGCTTGCATTTTCAAAGCCTGAGGAGTCTTACCAAACCCTACATCTTGGTCTTGTGAGATTGAGGTATCTGTTGAATTGGTGAGGGTCAACATGGCACCCTTTAAGAACGAATAGGTATTAGTGAAGGTATTGAGTCCCTGTGGTGACAACTGCATCTGCTCAATACCTGCTAACTGTCCCTGTCTCATCAGCCAGACACTTCCAGGACCCAATTGAAAAGAGTTCCAGTCAGCAATTGAGGACGGGTCTAGTTTGAGGGGAGGGAATATCGACATCTTAACCCCATCTAAATAAAGGTTAATCAAACTAGACATGGCAAAGTGTAGGGTCTTACCTCGTTCAAACTCACCTAAGCCAAAGAAGCGATCAAGTAGTGGATAGCTGTGACACATCACCACTGGTATCTCTTGATTCTTCTGAGGGTTGGGGATATCACGTAAAATAACTGAGGCATCTTTTGAGAATGTCACCCACCTATCAGCCTCGTATCTGGTTATGATCTCGTATTCATCCTTCTTGAATTGACCCCGCTCATACTTCTGCTCAATAGTTGATTGTTCATCGCTATCATCCTGATTGTGGGGTGACTCCAAGGCTTTATCAATGTTTTTCCAGATGTCTTTATCTCGACTCTTTAACCAGTTCTTAGTCACCTTTGATCTAACAAATACCCTGTCGGAGTCATTGATTGAGGTTTTGCCAGCCTGAGGGATAATTGACCTAGCGGGAATAAGGGTAAAATCAGGACCCACGTAACCAGGTTTAACCACATAATCAACCAGTACGCCCATTGAGCCATAAACTTTCCGGTAAAACGACAATAGCCATAACTTGGTGTAGACATCAAACTGACTGTTAGCCTGAGGTAAGACGTGCTTGTGAAAGGCTAGATCCATGAACAGTGCTTTACCTCTATTCTTGACTGACAGGGCTTTGATCTGTCCTGTAGGCATCTGAGCCATAGTGGCGTTGTTCTGTTTAATGATTGCCGACAACATGGTTGGATCTTGCACCCTTGACCTTGTTTCATTGACAGTCATTGAATCTTTGGGGACTCCAAGTAAAATGTTTTCCTTCTCTTCAAACTCATCATGAATGGGCTGAATAGCCTGTTTGTCAGACTCAAATTGAGAAGTTAGTTCTGACGCTTCCTTGGTTTCATCGATCTTTTTGGTCTTTTTTGACATAAAAAAACACACCCTTTCTTTGGGTGCGTTATGCTCGGTTTATTCTCCGCTATTACGCTGGAGCCTGGAAACGCTAACTAATAACTAACCCTGATTATATACCCTGTTGTCAAATACCTTTTCTTGTCTGGAGTGCCATTCAACGTGGTTTACTTTAGAGCCTGAGACTTTGACAGAAAACTCTAACTCTTCTCGCTCACCCCGCTTGATAGCCTCAAACACACGCTTTAGTATGTCTTCACACGCCCGCTCATTATCTAGGGTGTCAGCCTGTGAGCGGTTATACAGTAGCTTCTTTGACCCAAAAACACTCACACCCTTTGCCTTGCCCTTGTGTGTTAATAGCTCTATGTTTAACTTGCCCGATCCTACTTCCTTGAGTAGGTGATCTAATTGAATCAAAACTTGCAGGTTCTCAGACTCAAGCATAAAACCCCCTTGCTACCTGCTTAGCGCGGTTTATTGCTCCGTAGTCTATGTTTGATGGTGGTTTTGAATCTAAACTCACAAGCAAATACCCCAATGCCCGTATGCCGTCAAAGTGATGTCCAAACCGTCTATGATCATCCCACCTTGGTACAATCTGTATCTCACCACCCACTGACTTCTTAATCTCAAGCCAGGTTAAGTTCTCAATCTCTGATATTAGCCAGTCTAAGTGTTTGGATATAAATAGCCTTGGCTTACCAGTTCCCCTCTGTACTTTGCCATACTCTGCTAATTTCTCCGCCATTGTTTCATCCCAGTGTCCACTTGCCCCCGCTTTCTTCTCCACTTGTTGTAAGTGCATACCAAGAGTAGATAGGTTATTTCTAAACCGCTCATCTGGGTAGTCAATGTAACCTTGTCTAATCTGTAAGCCTGTTGTCTTAATTTGCCGTCTTGAATACACCTCACTATCACCTAAACCCTTTTCTCTGAATCCATCTATAACGTGTACATCACCATCACCATCAACACCACATAAAAGATAGGCTGCGGGGTCACTAAAGCCATAATCTAGGCTCTCAAAGTATGTCCATGAGCTAGGTAGGTCGCCATACTCCATTAAGTTCTTCTCTCTATCCCACCAGCTACAAACTAACCCGACCCGCTTTACAAACTTGCCATACCTTCTAACTTGAATAGCCTCATCAGATAGGTTGGCTTCCATCAACTTCTTCTGATCTTCCGTAAGCCAAGGGTTATCATCCCAGGAAGCCTCTGAGATAAACAAGTCCTCCCTACCTGTATTCATAAACAAGGAGTCATACACCCATGTCATACCCTTGATTGGAGTCATGGACATAATCACATCTAATGGTTGACCAGCTTCAACTCTAACAACACATTCATCCCAAATATCCTTTGGTGGTTCTTCATCAAACCAGATAAGACGTTTAGCCGCACCTTGAAACTTCTCTCTACCTTGTTCGTAACTCTTGAAATTAATGCGTGACCCATTCTTCAACTGCACCTCACCCCACGTTCCCGACTTCACCTCTACAATCTTAGCAATCTCATTTTGTGGTAAGTACTTTTCTAACTTAACCTGACTTGTTTCCTTCTGCATATCGTAGGAGGGACAAGCACACCACACCTCAATAGGGGGATAGACTTTGCGTGATGGATGTTTACCCAGCACATACTTGGCAACTTCCTGTGCACACCCCTCAGTTTTGCCAACACGATTACCCCAGAACAATATCCTGATAGGTTTAGGGGATAGAAAAAACTCATCCTGTTTTTGGTGAGATTTAGCAAACTTGAGCGGGTCTAGCTTTTCTCTTTTCTTCTTTTCCTTAATTGCTTCAGCTAGTAGCTCGTCTTGCTGTCTCGGCTTCAATGAATTGTGTGAGTTCATCATCAGTCCATGTTTCTACTCTGTGATTTACATCAAGCACATCATTTGAGACATCCAACTCTAATTCTTTCATCTCCTTTTCCACGTCACCTCTTTTTTTCCGCTTCTTCAATACCTCATCGCAAGCGTGTTGATATGCTTGTTGTGCCTCTGGTTGTTTTTTCCATTCTTTAATTGTTTCCCATTCAACTCCCACAACTCTTGAAAGGTTTGAATTGCCCCACAAGCCAAGGCGAATAAACCGACACATCAACTCAAACTCTTCCCTCTTTTGTACTTGAGGCAATTTTACCGAAACCTCTGGAGTCTGACTACCCATTTTTAACCTCCACCTTGATTAAAGAAATTGCTTTGTCAATTTTATCGTTAACCTTTTTTAGTTTTTCATTTTGTTTGCAAATAACTTTTTTAAGTTTGATCCGTACGGTGAGGGATGTTGTCTTTTTACTCAAGTACGTTTTTTACAGCGTCAATATAACATACAAATTAGGCTGTCTTGACCTCAGTACAATGAACAGACCCGTCTGACTTGATTGTGATTGACTTACCACCAGTCCAGAAAATTAATGTATCTCGAACCACTGGAATAGTAAAAGAATCTGAGACACTAATGCCCCTGTGTGTTTTGTCAACGATAACCACCGTTATTGATT